TACTAATTTACTTGCGATTAATGGAAGTTTCTTCATCGGCCCCCGATTAGTACCTTGACTTGGAGTACTTCCCTGTGGCGAAGGAGGCAGAGTACTTCCTTGTGGCGAAGGAGGCAGAGTGCTTCCCTGTGGCGAAGGAGGCAGGGTACTTCCCTGTGGCGAAGGAGGCAGAGTACTTCCCTGTGGCGAAAGAGGCAGAGTACTTCCCTGTGGCGAAAGAGGCAGGGTACTTCCCTGTGGCGAAGGAGGCTGAGTACTTCCCTGTGGCGAAGGAGGCAGGGTACTTCCCTGTGGCGAAGGAGGCAGAGTACTTCCCTGTGGCGAAAGAGGCAGGGTACTTCCCTGTGGCGAAGGAGGCTGAGTACTTCCCTGTGGCGAAAGAGGCAGGGTACTTCCCTGTGGCGAAAGAGGCTGAGTACTTCCCTGTGGCGAAGGAGGCAGGGTACTTCCCTGTGGCGAAGGAGGCATGGTACTTCCCTGTGGCGAAGGAGGCATGGTACTTCCCTGTGGCGAAGGAGGCTGAGTACTTCCCAGAGGTAAAGACCCGTTAATGTTTATTTGAGGAGTTGGAGAGCATAGCGCCATATCTCTTGCTCCGAACGGTTTTATCGATGCGTTAATACCTGGTCCTCCAACTGGGCCTCCTGTAGGTTGGGGCGGGCCAGACGGGCCTCCTGTAGGTTGTGGCGGGCCAGACGGGCCTCCTGTAGGTTGGGGTGGTCCAGACGGGCCTCCTGTAGGTTGGGGTGGTCCAGACGGGCCTCCTGTACGTTGGGGCGGGCCAGACGGGCCTCCTGTAGGTTGGGGTGGTCCAGACGGGCCTCCAGTAGGTTGGGGTGGTCCAGACGGGACTTCCGTAGGTTGAGGCGGTACAGGCGGGACTTCCGTAGGTTGAGGAGGTACAGGCGGGCCTCCCGTAGGTTGAGGAGGTACAGATGGGCCTCCCGTAGGTTGAGGAGGTACAGGCTGATCTTCTAACCTTGTCTGAGAAGTTTGACCTAGCGGTCCTTGAGATCCGAAAGATCCAAATATATTTGATGACTGTAGACTGTTGTAATTATTATTAATTGGTCCTGCCATACCATATGGTTGATTACCGCTACTCTCTTGGGTAATGTTAATTACAGGAGATGATGTCGCAGTTGATACTGGCGAAGTATTATCTCCCAGTTGCGACCCATAGGCAGATACCCGTTCATTCCCAATAGATGCGCCAACATCTGCATAAGGTTGTTCACGTATGGGTTGGCCCGATGAGGTCTCTTCGCTTGTTTCAAAGAAGCCACTTGGCTGATCTTTCACTGGGATCCCATATGGGATATTATCGCTATCTGCTCCATTCGCACCGAAGACTGGCGGTGTCACATCCTCTTCGAACATGCTTCCTACAAACAATGCCCCCGCACTGCCAAGTAAAAGTGGTACTCCATAATAAAAAGACATTCGTCCCACGCTTATTAATTGTGTTATATTTCAGTTTCAAAAATAATGAACCATCTGGTCCAAGACAACCTGACTAAGTTGGAAAATAACCTTTTGTGGGTAAAGGCAGTTCGCGACTCGGTGTTTGCATGGTGGTTCAACGTGATTGTCCTTGTTTTAGTAGTAGGATCCTTCGCATTCTTTATGTATTCCAGTTACGGAACTGCAGTCCCTGAAGAACTCCGAAAAATACCCTTTCAGCCCCAAACGTGGCATAATGCGGTCAGAAATGTTCCCACAACAGAGTATGGACAGCTTCCTCAAACTGAAATTGGAGCTGGTATACAAGGATTTGCCGATAGAAACCGCGGAACAGCGTTTTAATGCTCTCAAACCGCAAACAACCGAAGAACCGAAAGCCGCACCTGCTCCCAAGAAGACACGTAAACTAAATCCCAAAAAGAAGTAAGAATGCCTGCTGCATCATCTTACACGAATAAACGAAGAGTAGCTGCAGAATCAAAAAACACAAAGGTTAACTATCCCGGTGGAATAGCAAACGGGACCCAACCGTTACTATCAGGGTGTGGTTTGAATATGTCGTACTCACCAGTCAATTATATCCGAATTTGTGGATGTAAAACTCTAGGCTCTCTAAAGTAAGAATGTTCTCTATTGAATGGGTATTTATTGGCGCGATAGTCGGATTGCTTGTAGTGTCCGTCTTCGCCCCGCCAAAACGCGGAGACGCTCAAGTCCCTACTCCCAATACAAAGAAGATATTCAATACTCCGGCAGGATGCGTCAAATTCAAGACGCATTCTGTTGAATGTTCGCGCGAGGCCACTTCTCTGAATTTCATCGCATCTCAACACAAAGCAGAATGATTATTCAAATCACAAAACTGCTTCATAATCCACAAAGTATCAAGATTCTTTCATTTTTGGTGGGAATGGGTGTCGCGGTCCTTTTTTGTCACAAGCCGATTGAGACGCAGCTTATTCTTGGTCTTCCTGTATCGGATATTGAAGGTAAAGTCGTTTCCGTGAACGGAAAATGCTATTCCTACCACGCGGAAGATAGTCCATGTGAAAACTCCGCTACTAAATAAACAAATGGAGACCGGATCAACTAATCTTGCCGATTTGCTCGGCGGCAGCCCAGTCCAAAACCCCAGTCTGCCGCAGGCCACTACCTTCGCGCCTATGGTTACTGGCGGAGGCGATCCCTTCATTGCCCCGCAGTCATCAAACAACCAGCCTGCAACCACACTGAAAAACAATGATGCGATGTTTCACACAATTCGCAGGTCCATCAAGAACGCTATGGGATATGTTGCTTTCTTCTTGGCTGCTGCCATCATTTCTCTTCCAGTTCCTCGTGCCCTGTTTCTCCAATACATTCCGAACACGTATACCTCTGGAGGCGTTGTCTCATATTACGGGGCGGCAATTTTGGGTCTGATTGCAGTCGCGATTTCTTATGTTCTGGGAACTCTTCTAGGTATCTTGATTTAACAAGAATATACATACTTGAGAAGGCCATACTCCTTCATACACTTTTGAAGAAAGATCTCGCAGTTGGCACACGGTTTTGAGTTTCGGACTTCGCCACTTTTGTTTAGACGAATAACTTCAAGCGTACAACCGCGTAGTTGTGAAATGTCACCAAGACGCTTCACAACTGCCCGTTCCGCATGTAAACTTTGATCATCCCATCCTGAACCACGACTACGTGTTCCTACGCTATTCCTCGATGTTGCAATAATCTTGTTCCGCCTCCGAATTGTGGCGGTATGGAACTGAATGTTATGCACATCCATATACTCCATGATAGTTACAAGACTGTGTTTTCTGGAAACCGAATTCGTTTTTCACGCGGAAGACTTAGTTTAAGCAATAGTATGGATGAGTTTGCAACATATAGGCGTCGTTCTATTGGGTGGATTAGCGATCCTCCGGCATTTATTCATCCGCGTATCCTCTTTGGATCTGGCGGATCTACTTTGACTCCCCAGTTCGTAAAAAATTACAATATTACGCACGTCATTAATTGTGGGTTCCAACATGATTCTCCAGAATGGTTTAAGACCGCGTTTCCTAGCAAATATGCTTGTATGGAGGCTGTCGATGCTATTGATGCAAATATTCTTCACTGGTATCCTGCATTCGAAGCGACTTTGCGGAAGTTTCTATCGGAACACGAAAGTAAGAATGTTTACATCCATTGTCAGTGCGGAATAAACCGCAGCGGATTTCTCAGCTTATTGTTTGCTTGTGTCCGTTTAAAGTATGATTGCAATGAGGTTATCAAAAGTATTCTCACCCAACGTCCATGTGCCCTAACAAACCCATCGTATCTGAAGCAAGTGAAAGAGTATTGTTCTGGCGTATAGAGTTTTCAGGGCAACTATGAAACAATGAATAAATGGAGAATGTCTTTAGAACAAAGAAATATAGGGATACCGCATTTCGTGAAAAAACACACGATGTGGTTTCAGGAACTTTAGATTCAATACATCAATCCTTCGTTTCATCGCTGTTCGATAAGAATAAACAAGACTTGGAATATCGGAGAAAGTTAATTGTTGAACAGCTAGCATTGATAGAGACTTCATCTCTTCTTGAAAATATTTTACAAGTATCAAGACTTCGAGACGAACTTCAAACTATTAACAATATTTTAGAAGATAAAGCTCCTGTGGAGACATACTACTTGAAGAATGCAGATATCATGCTGAAATATTACGGAACGCAAGAGAAGTCTTCTGTGGGCGCATCAAACTCCACAAACCAAAACACGTTCTTGAAGTTCTTACAGACAAAAGAGGCTTCATCCGATCCCGTAGTTTCAAAGAAAGAATTGTTCGAACAGTACGCCGCTCGTATGAAACTTAACACAGCTTCTCATTCTGAAAGTGTTCCTGCGACTTCATCGGAACATTGCGAATCCTGCAATGTTTCTCGCGAAGAACTAACTTCAGAAGGTATTCTTGTGTGCCCACTATGTGGCTCGGAAGAGTATATGTTGGTAGTTTCTGATGTCCCTAGTTTTCGGGATCCACCGAAGGAGCGTAATAATTACGCCTACAAGAAGATCAATCACTTGAACGAAATCTTAAATCAGTTTCAGGCAAAGGAGTCTACCATTATTCCCGATGATGTCATGCACGAGATCGTGTGTGAGATCAAGAAACGTAGGATACAGAATGTAGCGGAAATGGTTGAGAAAGACATGCGAGAAATTTTGAAAAAACTGAACCGGTCTAAGTTCTACGAACACGCAACTCATATCCTTTCTAGACTGAACGGAAACCCTCCACCAATGATAACTCCCGAAATTGAAGAGAAGATACGCGCAATGTTTCAAGAAATCCAAGCACCGTTTTTGCTATACTGTCCCGATGAACGCACAAATTTCCTTTCGTATTCTTATATCCTGTTTAAGTTTTTTGAGCTCTTGGAACTAGACGATTACAAGGTTTACTTCCCTTTACTGAAATCTCGCGACCGCTTGATCGCCCACGACGAAATTTGGAAGAAGATTTGCGACTATTTGAAGTGGGAGTTCATTCAGTCGGTTTAGCGGCGCAGGGACTTGAGGAGACCCTTGACTAGGAGAGTGTAGGCGATCACAAACACAACCGCGTGGGTGATAGCGACTGTGAGAGTCGAGCCTCCCGGAGGGAGGGAAACGAGGACGCCGGGCGTGAGGGCAACGAAAAGCAGGCCGAGGACGACGAGTTTGGTGTACATTTTATACATTAAGCGCGAGAAAATTTAGAAGAATGTGTACTTTCCTAGAGCACGAATCATCGATGGAACTTGTCCTACCCCGCGTCCATAACTCAAATCCCCTCCAATATAGCACAAGTACGGCATTCCAGGTAGATGGAAAGGCAAGTTCTTCGGACATTTCTTGTAGCAAAGACCATCTACTCTGTCCTTGTATTGATCTCCTCCAGGTCCGGGACATACTCCTCCGTTATCTAGGCGACCCTTGATTCTGCCACCTTTGCATCCGCATCCTTTCCCTGAAAAGCAGTCTCCAATACTCCTGCAAGAAATTGGCTCGCGACAGGTTAATCCGTCGTTATTCCATCCGTCAGGACAAGGTTCAAGTCCAACGACCGTTCCGACGCCTATTCCATGGGTTACGGCCCAGCATACAGGTCCTACGCCCCGATATCCATTGCGACACTTGACATAGCACAGTCCTGCGTCCAAATCTGGCTTGTTCGTCGGACACGTGTGTGGGGTAAAGGACCCAATTTCGTACCCGCCTAAAAAGTTTGGGAGGGAAATAATGAAATCCTCTCGCTGTGTGAAAAAATGTATTAAAAAGCCAATCAAAGCCGCCCATACGAGGATGTCTATCAGACCCATTATCAATTCAGTGGGAAATTTAAAATTGATATGATTTTAAGTTGAGGCACGTCTAATCTTAAAATGATTGAGCAAATATTTACTGATCTATATCATTCTGAAGTATGGGAGAACGTAGACGGAACTCAAACACGTAGTGGATTGGGAAGTACTTTAGAATATAGTAAATGTATTCGTGATATATTGACGAGTATGCTTACAGATTATTCTATCAAAAGCATAGTAGATGCGTCATGCGGAGATTGGAATTGGATGTCAACAATACAATACCGCATAAAGTGTAATTACGTAGGAATTGATGTTGTACCTGAAATTATAGATAGAAATACGAAATTGTTTTCAAATGACAGATTTAAGTTCGTAAAAACTGATGCGCTGTCATATTTCAAAACACTTCCGAATAAATCAGTTGATCTAATTCTGTTTCGAAATACTGCAGAGTATCTCGATGAAACTTACAATCTTGAATTTATTCGGGAAGCTCGTAGAGTTTGCAGATATCTATTGATGTCAACAACAGACACTTGTAAAGAAAACAAGAATGTAGATAAAGTCGGATGTTATCGACCAATTAATTTAAAGCTCCCGCCATATTCAGATCTTCTCAATAGTTCAATCGTAGAATCAAAATATGATGGTCCTATAAAAATCCACTGCGATGAAATGCGTATATTATTCTGCAAATTCGGCGAGGATGTTGTTTAAACTTTATTTTCACACAGGAAACATATAACGAAAAATTATGTGGGGACAGCATCTCGTGTTGGACATCGCACGCTGCAAGCCTTCACGCATTCGCTCTTCTAAAAACATTTATCTCTTCACAAAAGAGCTTGTCAACCGAATAGACATGGTCGCCTATGGCGAACCACAAATTGTCATGTTCGGCACAGGAAACAAAAAAGGGTACACTTTAGTTCAGCTTATTGAGACATCGAATATTTGCGCCCACTTTGTAGAAGAGACGAACGACATGTATTTGGACGTTTTTAGTTGTAAGCCATTTAATCCGCTAGTAGTAACGGGAACTGTTGCAGAGTATTTTGGACCTGACGATATTATTTTTCGTAATATGGATCGCCAAGCTCGTGAGCTTAAGTAATCACCAATCGTAGCCCTCGTCTAGAACGCGCTCGACGTCGCTATCCAAATCGTCTCCGTCTTCTAGGATGCGAAACGCCATATTGAGAACATCGTACGGAATTTGCATAAACTCCTCAAAGAAGGATGACTTCATCTTCTTGGGCGGAGGGGCGTTTAGAATGAGTTCGTCGGACTCTCGTTCACGCTTCATTTGGTAATACTTACTTATTTAGTCCGATTTAATCCGTTTTCTGAAATTCATACTCTGGGATTATGAACGTCTCCCTCAAGGAAGCACTCTCCATTCTTCCCTTTTTTTGAGCCATGTGGACATTGCTGTTCAACTTTTGTGCTGGGGTTCTCGAAGCGCTCCAGCAGAGGAAGTAGATACATGTAAGACAAGTAGTTTGCGACTGCAAAAACTGCGCCATGAATGATTGCTTTTTCGCGAAGAGATCCACCCGGCGGGATATTGAAATGAACTCCCGGAACGAGAAGCATAAACAGGATAGCTTTCAGAAGAATGTTTACCCACATTTATTCTTTACGAAGCATTTTCCTTGAGCGACATCGGGTCATATGTCGCGTGTCCAGTAGGAACGCAGTTCTGATCCTCCGTCATGCGAAACCCGTTAGGGCATTTTGGTCCATAATTTCCGAACCGTTCGCGGTAGGACCAGTAAATCTTCATGACCGCGGTAGTCGTCAGGGCGAACAGGATCGCGTGGGTAACTAAAATAGTGGCTCGGCTTCCGTTAGAAGGAATGCGTCCGATAACTCCAGGCACGAAGGCGGCAAAGAGGAGGGCTGACAGAATGCTAGAAATAAGGTCCATTTATTATTTCGTGTAGGTTTTCTTTACAGAGCTTCATTTTTATGGGGACACGAAGAGCAAGGTTTTGACGCGACCTTGATTTTGCCGTAGTTATTTGCGACAAAAAGTCCAACTGCAAGAACAGCAAACGCAATAAGAACCCAAGACCACATTTGTTTATAAATGAGTTTTCATTCTTATTTAATTAGCGTTCGCTTGTTGTTCTTCTTTAACTTATGTCCGTTTCTCTTCGTATTCCGAGGCCCTGCACCAAGCCGAATAACTTTATTAAGTTTTTTGTTATATTCATCAACTGTCATATGAGTGAAATCTACACCATGAGATAGTTCTAAAAGTTTTTTATTCAGATGTGCGACCGTATTTGTATATCTTTTTTCAACGAATTGAACTTTCTGAAACCATGTATTATGATCTGCTAACGGAAGAGGGCTACCAGTGTATCCACCCGGTCCTAACGGCCAATGATATTGTCGAACATCCATTGGACTTACATTAGCATTTCTAGCAATATTCTGTATTTCGTAATTCATTAAGGCATATAGTTGATTTGGGGAACTTGTAATTTGCCTATATATTCGGTCAGGTATAACAGAAGTCCTGCCAAGATCTATAATTAGTACTTTGCCCAACTCAAATTTATGCTCGTCTGTAGTCTTCAAGAACTCTCCGGCGGAGTTTACATTTACCATAACATTCCCCATATGTTCATCTCCATGCGTCTTGTGATATACCAATGCAAGCCGACATATTGCCCAAGCACCAAGTACGAGAGCCTTTTCTTTAATTTCATAACTATATCTCGGTGAGTTTTGGATATCAAATATGGTTTGGTATCCATCGGCAAAAAACATAGGAATAAAGGCAAACCCAGTTGCTGGAGCTGGAATTCCGCGATATTTAGCCCTTGAGCCAGCTCTGAGTATTGCGTCAAATTGAGGTAGCTTTGATACAAAAAATTCTATAGCACCTTGTATATGTTTGTCAGTATAATTAAATGCTATTGGTTGACTACTAATTACTGGAGGAACTATTGACAACCCTGAATTGAATTCTTTGTTATATATCTCATATTGAGCAGCGGATTCGTCTGTGAAGCCAGATAGTGTTTCAATAGCTTTATTAAGGTTTTGACCAGTTGAAGGGTTTAGATAAACGTACGATGCGTCTTTCGTATTTCCAGTCAATGCTAACTTCAAAATAAACGTAGTTACATCTTTAAGGCATGACGGCGATTGCGGAATAAAATTGGTATCTAAGAATGTATCTGCTTCACAACGCGGTTTCGCTCGATCACGGAAAGCTGTAAATTGACAGTCGCAGCTTGTAAACTCGTGCAACGCTACTGGGCTAGCAACTCCAGCTGGTAACTTTATTTGATATACGATACCATACAAACTACTCATTGACAAAATTTTTATGTTTACCGAGTTAACTAGAATGTATTTAACAAATTGAATCATCGTAGCAGTGTTATCATAACCAGCATTCTTTCGTATTATAGCACCTGTTGGCGTATCAATAAACCCGCCTTTCATTCTTATTATGACATAAATATTAGATTTAGTTAACCCGAGACTAGGTATAGTAATGGGCATTCCTTTTTTATTCGCAAGTTTGGTTAGGTCTCACAAGGGAATTACAAAAGCTGTAAAGCAAAGACAAGATGTTGATGTATTCGGAGTGGACTTTAACTGCCTAATTCATCGATACTTGAAAGAGGATAATCCTGTCGGATCTGTTATTGAGGCATTTGCACATATCGTAGAAACTGTGTGTCGTCCCAAACATCTGTTGATTGCTATGGACGGAATAGTGCCTTATGCCAAAATCGTTCAACAACGGTATAGGCGCATGCGTATCAAGACGGAAGACGACAAAGGCTTTGACAGAAATCAAATTTCGCCCGGAACACCGTATATGAAAGAGCTTGAAGAGGCATTGAGAGTAAAGTTTCCATACGCCCAAATAAGCTCAACTGCCGAAGAAGGAGAGGGAGAGCATAAGCTTTTTGCTATGCTGAGGAAACTTCCTCCGTCCGAACGCCGTAATGTGAGTATTTATGGACTCGATGCCGATTTGATTCTGATTTGTCTTCAGCATTCTTCTCTATCTTCTCAAATGACGCTTCTGCGTGAAAGTGCAGAGTTCAATGATCCAAAACTTGCTTCTGCCGAATTTTCGGTTCTTCAAATCCAAACTCTTTTGGGAGAACTTCCGCTACCAGTAGATCAATATTTGGCGCTTTCAATTCTGTGTTTCGGAAATGATTTTATGCCAAGTTTGGGGATGTTCTCTTTGCGTGAAGGAGGATACGAACGTGCCCTTGAAATTTACGAGAAAGCAGGAAATCCAGACTTACTGTCATTCGAAGGACGAGACGCGTTCTTGGATACGGCAGAACAGTCTGAACTGAAAACTTTAAAAGAGCGCATTTCTTTGAGGCGAAGACCGGAAGAGAAGGCTTTGA